TGCCATCGAACAGCCAGTCGTAGCTGCCGCTCTTGCGCCCTTGTTCCACGTGAAGTGCCACGCGTTTCACGCCGATGTGCAGCTCGCCACGCGCCCGGTCGATGTTGATCGCCAGCACGCGGTAATCCGGCAGGTCGTGCACGTTGGGCAGGATCAGATCCCAGCTCCACACCGGGTTCTCTGCCTCGCCCCACTCGCCCATCACGTTGCGCTTGTAGCCGGGCGTGTGCCGACCGCCAAAGTCGCGGATGAACTGGGCGTCGCGCTCGGGCGTCCAGAACGGCGGCGGCATGATCGTTTTTGGCCAGTGAAACAGCCGGCGGCCCGGCTGATCGAGCGGCAGGTTCACCACCGCGTCGGCGCACATCTGGAAAAATCCGGTGCTGCGATCGCCATCGGGCACGCTGTAAACGCGCTTGCGGCAGCCCGGCTCACACGACCGCCAGAACTCCGACCACTGCACGGTGCGCTTGAGCTTGGCCGCCTCGTCCACCAGCGCCATCGCGTTGACGTGCACGCCGCGGAACGCCTCGCCATCGTGCCCGGCGGGGCGGTAGTACACACGCCCGACGCCGGGTTTTTCCGACTCGCCCAGCGGGATCGTGAGAAACCGCTGCATCATGTGCGGGGTGCGCTTGGGCTTGAGCCAGAACTGGCTGAGCAGCGAACCCTTGGCGCTGTCGCCGCCTTCCTGCGCGCCCACCTGGCCCTCGATCGCCAGAATGATTTCGTCCAGGTGAGTTTGTTGCGGCGCACCGACCAGCATCCACGGCCGACGCACGGTGAAACCCATGCTGGTGCATTGGCCCCATAGGATCAGCACGGTGATCTCGCGCGTCTTGCCGACCTCGGCGCCGTCCTGGTGCACCACGTCCTGCCGCCAGCTGCGGCAGCTCTCGCGCTGGTAGTCGAAGAACTGCCACGGGTCGCCGGTGCGCGGTTCGACCAGGAACGTCTCGGCCCAGCGCACTGGGTCTTCGAACACGAACAGGAACATCGCCTGCTCGAGCGTCAACCCGTAATCGCCGCGCGAGAGCGCCTGCCACGCCCAGCCTTTCGCGCACAGCCACGCCTCGAACTCGTCGGGCGCGAACACGCCGCGCTCGTCCATCTGGCGCAGCACGTCGTGGTCGGCGGTGGGTAGGCGCTTTTTAGCCACGGCGGCAGCGTTCCAGCAGGCTCGCCACGGCCATCGGCGCATCCGCTTCGGCGTATTTCGCGCGCAGCTGGTCGGCGAAGTTGGGATCCATCTGCGCTACCGCATGCAGGTACATATCGCGGAAGCGGCCGCACCACTGCGCCAGGCGTTGGTTATCGGCCAGCGCGTGGTCTGCCCTCGCGTTGGCGGCGATCGCGACTGCCTCGGCGGCCAGCGCACGCACGCGTAAGGCCTGCTGCTGGCGGCCGGCACTGACGCCGTTGAACAGCGCGCCAAGCGCCATGCCGAGCAGCAGCGCCAGCATCACCAGCACGAGGATCACGCGTCGTCTCCCGGCGCCGGCAATCGCCCGCGCGAGCGGTTGAAGATCGCCCCGAGCAGCGACTGCAAACCGCCGGCAGCCTCGTCGTCGTCCTTCAGTTTTTCGCGCGCCCGCGGCGTGGCCATCAGCTCGGCGAAGTTGATGCCCAGCGATTCGTTGAACTTGATCAGGTGCGCGAGGATCGGGTTGGTCTTGTACTCGGCGACCATCGGTGTGCCGTCAGTGTCGCGCACCACGGTGCCATCTTTGGTCACGTACGGCACCGCCAGCATCAGCCCCTTGTCCGCGATCTCCGCGCGGATCTGCTGCAGGATTTGCATGTTGCTGGCCATCTCGCCGGCGAGCAGCCCGTGCATGCCGTCCATGTCGCCATTGGTGAAGGCGCGCATCAGCGAATCGAGCGCGTGCACGTAAACGGTTTTGTCCAGGCAGCTGCCGCCGGCGCGGGTCAGCCCATCCAGCACCAGGCTGCACGGCGACTCGGTGCGTTCGGGGTTGTCCGGATGGAACGGGCACGTGGTCACGCACGGCTTGCCGAACATCTTGGCGATCGCCGTGGCGCCCTGCCCGAACTGCGCCCTGTTCACCGCGCTGTAGCGCCCGTGCACCCACGCGTTGCGGCTGCTGGCGGCCTTGCCCTCGTCGGTAATCGGCCCGGTGGCGGCAGCCGCGGCGGCAGGCAGGTTGGCGCGGCGCTGCTCCAGCGCGGCCGGGCTCATGGTGTACTGGCGCTTGGGGGTATCGCTCATGCGCGCTGTTTCGCATGGACCGGGGCGGCGCTTACAGGCCCTGGATGGACAACCCGCCGCACGGTGCGCGGATTAACACCCATGGCGGCGCTGATTTCGCTGGTGCTCAGGCGCCCATCGGTGCGTAACCGGCGAATCTCGCGATCGCGCAGGTCGAGCCATACCCGGCGCACCAGCTGGGTGCGGGTCGGCGCCCAGACCTTGAGCCCGCCGATCTCGTCCAGCACCACCAGCAGCGCGTCGATGCCGATGCGCTTGACGAGCACCAGCCACAGGTCGTCGCTGGTGCGCGGCGCGTGCTCGCCGTGGTGCGCGAGCAGGTCACGCTCGAACACGGTAGCGGGCTCACCGCGACGGGAGAATGCTGGATCCATGGCGCTTCCTCTCAAGGTCTTGGGCCCACAACGGCAAGTCGTCGGGAACGGTGCCCAGCGCGGCGTGCTGCCGGTGGGCTTTCAGCGTGTGTTTGTTCATGCGGCTGCTCACCGCGAGGTAGCGGCGGGTGGTCTCGATCGACTCGTGACCCATCAGCACGCGGATGCGCTCGATATCGGTGCCGTCGTCGTAGAGCATCGTCGCGAACGTCACGCGGAAGCGGTGCACGCCCCACGATCCCAGCCCGCCCCGGCGCGCGGCGCGCTTCACCGTGTCTTCGATCGCCTTCACTCCCAGCGAAGCGCCCTTGGCGCCGCTGCGCGAGAGATTCACGAACACGGTGTCGGTGTGCAGCTCGGCGATGCGGCTGCGCGCGTCCAGCCACTTCACCAGCTCGCGCACCACCGGCCCCTCGATCGGCACGGTGCGCTCTTTCGAGCCCTTGCCGAACACGTGCACCTGACCCTTGCGGTCGCTGGCAAGGTCCAGCTGGTCGACCCGCAGCGCGGCGATTTCCTCGCGCCGCAGGCCGCCGGCCAGCAACAGCAGCAGCATCGCCATATCGCGCTGCACCACCAGCGCGTTTTCACCCTCGCGCACCGCGCCGAACAGCGCCTTGAGCTGCGCCGGGCTGTATTTTTTCGCCTGCCCCACCACGCGCTTGGGCGCCGCGTAACCGCGTGTCACGTCCACCCCGTCGTCGCGGGTCGCGATGTAGCTGTACAGGCTCCGCACGGCCATCAGCGCCTGCCGCCGAGCCGACGCCGACAGCCGCCGCTTCACGTACAGCCAGCGCTGCCAGTCGTCCAGCTCACGCATGCTCAGCGTGCGGAACGCATGCCCGGCTTCGTCGGCCCATCCGACGAATCGCGCCGCCGCCTCCACGTAGTCGGCCACGGTCGTCGCGCCGCGGAAGCCGCGCACCACCACCAGGCACTGCACCCACAACCAGCACAGCGCCAGCCAGCTCGGGTCGCGCCACTCGCGCGCCTCCACCGCCCGCAGCGCCGATGCCAGCGGCCCGCCAGCGCCCAGCAGCGTGGCGCGCAGCTGCAATTCCTGCGGCGCCAGCGCCAGCCCGGCCGGAATCGGAGGCACGTCAGCCATGCGCCACCTCGCGGCCAAAAGCCAAAAACCCTTCCCATTTTTCGAGGGCCAAGCAGGTAAGGGCCAGCCCCGGGCGGGTTGGTGAATTGGGTAGGGGGTGTCCTGCCCCGACCCCAGCCGACGCCCCGCAACCCGCGCCACGCAAGGCCTCCCGACTTCCGGCTTCCGGGTTCCTGTCAGTCTCACGTAGCCATGCGACACCAGCAGAGAGCGCAGCGGGTAAGCCCGCGCCACCACGCCATCCCCGCCCTGTATCTCGGGTGTTGGTGGTGGTGCACAGAACAACGGTAAGGCGAGCCGTCATAGCGCGAGTCCGAGCAACCGAGCGGCTTTCGCCCTCGCTTCCACCACGGCCGCTGGGTCTGCAGCGCCAGGCGGAATGCGGTTGCGCACTGTCTCGGGCAACGCCTTCGGGATCGGCACGCTCAGATCCTCGCCACGTGCGCAGCGATCGAGCGCCGTCCGGTAAGCGATGCCGAATGCCGTGCGCCGCGATCGATCGTCCAGCGTCCGCAGGTTCCACGACCCGACCGACCGAGCCGCCGCACCGATCGCGGCATGGCTGAACTTGTGCGACTGGTCGCGCGCCCACATCCCAGCTTCGTTCAGCGCCTCATCGAGCGTCGGTGCGCGCGGCCGGCACAGCGCGATGAACTCCTCGTCGCTTGGTGGCCAACCGTTGCCGACCTGCGACAGCGAAGCCAGCCCCTGCTTCAACGCCGCCGCGGTCACGCCGCCGGCGCGAAGCGACGCAAACCACACCGGCCGCGCTTGTGCATCCTCGAACTGCTCTTTCCACCGAGGCCCGTACTTGCGCTTGAACACGCAGAACAGCTCGG